AGTCGTGACTATGAGTAGTATTCGTTAGAAACGGCACCCCATAGGTATTCATATACTCTTGACAGTATTGCATCAATACGTTACTAGAAAAGTAGTTATCTTTATCTTCTAATTGCTTTTGAACAGATACTTTCATTCCGTAGTTCTTCTCTGTTAAAGCATCGAGATCTCCAATCAAGCTCCAGAGGTACTCACGTTCGGATTTTTTTAGAACTCCTTCAACGTATCCATGATTCGGTAGGTGCTTACATTCCATCTAACTTCTCTCGATATCTTCTACGCCCATAAACGACCTTCTCCATTTGTTGATTGTTATAACGGTTGTAGTAACCCTTACTCTCCAGAACCCTCGATGCGTCGTCTAAAAAAGAAATTTTTTGAATCATAACAATGGTAAACACATGGTCATACTTAAACACGAGCCATAGACCCTGTGCTTTCTTATTTAAAAAGGTATTAATTGCATCAACTCCTCCACCCAGTATCTGATCATCTATATGCTGATTGTTCGTTGCAGCAGCCACAAGTACGACATCATAATCACCATTAAACTTATCACACTCCTCTGACACTGCTTCCCAGAAGTCATATGCAGAGTGATAGTCATGTACCTTTCTATATCTGTGAGTGGCTTTCTTTGCATAAGGACATCTAGATACCCCACTCTCGGTAGGTTCCTGTAAATGATCAATCCATCCTTTAGTATAGTGTTCCAAATGATCAAGTGAGTGCATTAATAACTTTGCTCCTCCAACTTACACTCATCCCCAATACAAGAAACAAACGACACACTATCTGTATGATACGAACGATATATCTTCGCCCATATCAAATCAAACTCTTCTTCATTCAAGTTCTTAAACAAACACTTATCCTCGAAATAAATGTGATAAGACTTTACTCCTTTATCCGCTGTGGTACTTGAATAGTCCATGAACCTCCTTTTAAATCTACCATCTTAAACTTCTTTTTATTACGCTCAATCTCCAACAACCAACTATCATTCATAATACTACCATACTCAACAGGATTCATGCCCTTAAAGTCAAGTATTGCAGTATCAATCATATGAAATAGAGTATCCCAAGTTAAGGTATGCTGTAATGCAGACGCTAACTGTTCAACATCATACTCACTGAGCTCCTGATTGATAACCTGAGAGCGGATTTCTACCAACTCACTTAAATCAATCACTATCCTATTATTCTTATATATCGCCATAATGACCTCTTTACAATTCCTTAATCAAAACTTATACCTTCCTCGTCAGGAAGATCAAGTAGTTTCTCTTCAACCCAATGCTCTTTATTATCAATACCAGCTGCTTCCACATATGCCATGATATGTCTATCCACTTGCTTGTAGATTGGATGTAAGTCTATATCCATTCTTACATCATGGGCTATCTCTGCCACTTGCTTCTCAGTTAAACAATGATCAGGATGAAGAAGATCACAACAAGGGATCCTCTTCTCAATCAACTGATTAATGTTTATACGAATCTCATAGTCGTTATAAACCGCCATTAAAAGAACCTTCCTTTAGTTCCATAGTTTACGATACCGATTGCTGAACCTATACAAAAGGTCATCAATACAAGTGTTAATACAACTCCTTCAATCATTGTCTGTTTTATGTGTTTACCTTTATAGTATAACACAAACCTGGCCCAGAGTCAACCTACTGGCAAATTTTTTATATCCAAAAATTTTTTAATATCGAATAATATAGAGCTCTCGATTTTGGTTCGTTGTAGGTTAGGGACTTAAGCGTTTTTATAAACCGCATCGCTATCGCGATAAAAAAATAAAACATAAAAAAACCCTGCTCCAAACGGAACAGGGGTAGCGGGTGCTCTATCTTATATAAGGGTGGCATGCTTAGTGTTTATGCTGCCTCTGTTGGTATTGGTTCGGATGCCCTTAGTTTGGGATAGGAGCAGATGGCGGCGCTGTGGTTTCTGTGGTTTTAATCTGGTGTAAGTAATCTGCCTGCCATCTGGTAGCGTGAAAGTGCGCTGAGCGAGTATGTTCCGTGGCATTAGAGCGCAACCTCCATGCCGCTAACAAAATCTTCTTTGAGATGCTTATAAGTAAGATACCAATCAAAATTGCGCTGGATTACGCCAGTGCCTGTGGCAAATTCGTCTAGCAGGGCATTCAGTCTGCTCTTAGTGGTTACAGTCTGCCAACCGCCGTCAAATAGTACAATGCTATTAGCATATACTTCAGCAATCTTATTGCCATGTAGTTTGACAATGCTGCCTACCCTATCAGAAACGGAGCAATAAAAACTCTCAACAGAAGTGTTAGCGGACTGCCAGTGCTCCTTTCTGTTTCTGATTGCCCTGTTCATGTCTTTTTCAATTTTACGCATTTGGGATGCTCCGTGTTTGTTTGTTAGTTTAATTATAAAGGATATGGCACAGAAAGCAACGAGCAAGTGTGCCAATATTTTAATTGGTTAATCTTGGTCTGTATATTCACCATCAACAACCCTAGTGCCGTTTAGTGCATACCAAACAACCTGAGCATGCCCGAACTGTTGGGCGAGGTCATAACACATGCCCCAAGAATCATCGAGGGAAGCAACGCTTTCCTTAATGTTAGTGTTAGGGACTTCTACGAAATATTCTGTGATCATAATAAAAAAATGTGAATGTTTAAAAAAGGTTTATAATGGGTATACCCTATGCAAAGATAGGGTTAGCGTACTTGCTGCAAGGGTGTGGATCACTTGGAGAGCAACCGAAAGATGCTATAAAGGAATCTAACGCCTTAACCTCTGAAGCGGTTAATGTATCGAAATCTACTGTAGCAATGTGATCTACGCCCCATTCTGCAACCTCGAATACAAATTCCTCCCAGTCGCAGCAAACGTGTGCCACGTTCTCGAAGTTTCCGTTATCTAGTATTCTTTCAGAAATTGCTTTTACTCTGTTCATAATTAAAAAACCTGTGTTTGATTTATATACCTAGTATATACACAAATTTACGAAAAAGCAACCGATTACAACAAAAGATTAAGGCAAAATGGACAGAAATTAAATTGGCACAAAGGCCTAATTTTTTGCTTATTTCTTAATGTTTCCTTCATGTGCCAATAATTAAATCGGCAAACTATAAGGAAATTTAACTAAATTTACCTATAATATAAACTGCCGCCTGTCCAAGTTGCTTTAGCAGGATCCAGCGCTGCTTCTCTCTCTTTGATAATTCTAAAGTCAAAGCGTACGCCCTTTGCTGGTGCTCGCCATGAAGCAGGTTTAAATACTTCGCCCTTAAAGGATATAAAAGCAGTTACGCTGCCATCGCTATATCCGCCCTCGCTATTAGGGTTCTGTTGTATTACCTTCCAATACTTTTTGCCTTCGCTTAATCTGAATTTCATTAAGCGCTCAGTACCATTAGCAATGCCTGCTAATTGCTCTGCGGCGTATGTTCGGCAATCCTCTCTGCCTGATGGTGGATTGATAATGCTCTGCTGGTGCATATTGATTCTATATTGCTTGTAATTCTCAGCAAGTGCTTCGCAATACTGTAGAGCATATGCTTTCATTTTATCCTTAAGCATTAAAGCATCTTGCTCAAAGTTAATTGAATCAATAATTTCAGATAATAGAGGCATAATAGTGTTTTGTTTTTGTATATCCTATTATGGCATTTTACTTTGTATAAGGCAAGGTATCGCAGCGCTATAGTGGACAGTTTACGAACTGGCACAATACTGGTTGCCTTGCTCTGGTAGATCCTTTATAATAGGGTTATACACAGCAGCGGAAGTACGCTCTTTAAAATCTTCGCCACACAAGCAGCGCAATTTTAAATATGAAATTTCTTAATGTTTCCTTCATGTGCCAATTAAGAAAGTGGCACAAGGGCGCTTGCTTTATGTTGTCAAGTCAAATATTATTTTCTTAATGTTTCCTACATGTGACAGTTAAGAAATTGGCACAAGCGGTCTTAATGTTTCCTTCATGTGACAGTCCAACAACTGGCACACACATGATTGCCAAATGAGTTTTCCACAAGTATGATAAAATGTGGAAAAGTATTTGAGTTTTCCACAGCATACCTTTCGAGTTTTCCACAGCCCTGTGGAATACTTTGGAGTATTGTGGAATAAGTTTTCCACAGCATTGTGGATTATCTCACATTTTTGTGTGTTTTGAATTGTTACAGTTTATGAGGATTCCGAGTAAATCGGTTGCCATCTGATAC